GCCGGGACGGCGAATGACGCAATCGGTCTGCACGGCGTGCGAATCGAACCTCTGCGATCCCAGCGGGAAGGTGATCACTATCGATTTTCCGCAGTTCACCAACGACACGAACACACTGACGATCCTATGAGCGAGTGCGACTTTTCTTCCGGCCTCGTCTGCCCCGCGTGCGGCTACCGCGCGCGGCACGCGAACACGCACAGAATCTGCCGGCCCCCGGTCGAGCCGCCGCCCGTGATGTTGGGCGACCTGGTCGCGGCCTGGCTCGAGCGGATCGGGATCACGAAAGCCGCCGTCTCCGCGATCGTCGGCCGTGACTGCGGTTGCGCCGGCCGGCAAAGCTGGCTGAACGATTTCGGCGCGAAGGTGCAATTGGCAGCGGGGAGGGCGGTCCGCGCGGCGGCTCGGTTCTATGGGCTCGGGTGACATATGGCGAAGCTCGATAGCAGCCTCGACGAGAGCGACGACGACGACACGCCGGACGGCATTGGCGACGAAATTCACTGGCTCCGGAAACCCAAGGAGGGGAAACGAAATGCGAGACGAGATCACGGCGATCGTCCGGCAACTGGTCGCAAAGCATCACGACAAGCCGGCGCGAAGCATCGCGCGGCTTGTCGTGGCCGAAACAAACGGCGCCCTAACGCTTGAACAGGCGAGGAGACGCGTCCGGTGTGCATTCGGCCAGGGCGGCAAGGCGGAGCGCCGGTTTGCCAGTTCGCCGCGCCCGGCCCGCAAGCCCGGGCAGGGAGTGCCGATGCCGTTGAGCAAGGCCGAGCCGTGGAACCCGTTCGTGTTCGACGTCGTCGGGAGGGTCGGGATCCTGTCCGACGTCCATATACCGTACCACTCCGAGACCGCCCTCGGCGCCGCCGTCGGCTACCTGAAAAAGGTCGGGATCGACGGTCTCGTCCTCAATGGGGACATGCTCGACTTCTACGCGATCTCGCGATTCGTGAAGAATCCTCGCCTCCGAAACTTCGCGGCGGAGCTGGCGGCCGGCCGGCATTTCCTCGGGTGGATCCGCGACCAGTTCCCCGAGATCCCGATCGTCTTCAAGCTCGGGAACCACGAGGAGAGATGGCGCGCGTATCTCTGGCAGCACGCGATCGAGATCTCCGAGGAGCCGGAGATGGGTCTCGCCGCCTGGATGCACCTCGACCGCCACAAGATGCAGATCGTCGAGGACAAGCGTCCGATCATGGTCGGGAAATTGCCTGTCCTCCACGGCCACGAGAAGGGGGCCGGGATAACGGCGCCGGTCAACCAGGCCCGCGGGGCCTTCCTCCGGCTCCACCATACGGTCCTCGAGGGGCACGGCCACAGGACAAGCGCTCACTGTGAGCCTGATATGTTCGGTCGCGAGGTTTTCTGCTGGTCGACGGGATGCCTGGCGGATCTCCGTCCGGAATATGCCCGGTTCGCGAAATACAACCACGGGTTCGCGCTGGTCACGGTCCAGCCTGGCGGGGATTTCGACGTCCAGAATCTGCGGATCACGGCCGACGGGACGGTCCGGCAATCGTGACCGGCTACCTCCTGACCGCCGCGGACCTCGAGGAGGCGGAAAGACAATGCCGGCGGATAGGTCCCGCGAACTGCTGGACTGGGACGAGCGGAACGATAGCCTCTTATCTCGTCCACGCGATCAGGACGATCAGGCATCTCCAGGAGGGAACCGTGAAAGATCCCAACCATCCAGGCTACGGGGCCGAGGTCGTGACCCCGGCCGAGAGCCTGCTGGTAACGGCGACGGCCGTCATCCGGCAACGGCGGACGACCTACGGGCCGCCGCGCGAACACTTCGCGAAGACGGTCGCGGCCGTCAACGCGATCTTCGCGGACAAACTCCGCGAGCCCCTGACCGAGGCCGACTGGGCGCAGATTATGATCCTCGACAAGCTCGCCCGGCATCAGGGGACCGCGAAGAGTGCCGACACGCCGATCGACCTGGCCGGCTACGCGGCCTGCCTGGCGGAGTGTGAGGCGGCCCCATAGGCCGCTGGACTCACGCCCCGAATCTGGCAGGCTGGCGGGCCGGGTCGGTTTCACTCACGCGAAAGGATTCGCTATGCGCTCGTTTGTCTGTCTGCTCGTCTGCCTCGTCGGCTCGATCGCCTCCGCCCAGGAGGTGATCGTCGCGCCCCGCCGGTCCGTGATCGTCACGGCCCAGGACCACGCGATCCTCCTCGCTCGACGCGGGGCGCTCGTGCATTCGTCCTGCGGCCAGGTCGAAGGGATCGGCACCGGCTCGACGCCGGATTCTGCCCGGCGGAACTGCTGCTTCTTCGGGAAGCGGGTGATCGTCGACGAGGGGGTCGCCTACTCCCCGGATACGCGCCGCTGGTACGCGGTGATCCGTTACCGCTGACCGGACCGGCCGGCCCCCGGCGGGCTCTCCGCCGGGGCCGCCGGCCTCCGGGCGAGGGCCTCGACGAGCAGCTCGCGAGGGGCCGGGGTTGCCCGGCCGATGATCGCCTGGCTCCCGTAGTGGCGGTCGAAGACGGCTCGGGTGTTCCCGAGATGTAAATGCCCGGCGCCGCCCCTCTGGACCTCGACGTCGGTCCCCGAGCCCCGGCGGATCCATTTCCAGGTTCCGGCCCGGATGCCGGCCCGCAGGACGAGCCGGCGAACCTGGGCGAGGAATGTCTCGTGGCTGGCCGGCCACGGGCAGACGATCGCCCGGGGGCAGGCCGCGAGGCTGGCCCGCAGGGCCTCCATCGTCCCCGGCGCGAGGCGGAACACGGCCGGCCGGCCGGTTTTGCTCTGGACGACCGAGGCCGTCCCGTCGGGCCGGATCGCGGCGACCGGCAGGGCAACCAGGTCTCCCCATCGGAGCCCCGAATCCCAGGCGACACGGATCGCCAGGTCGAACCAGGCCGACCGCCGGAGGCCGCAGGGGTGGCGGCGGGGGAGCCGGGCCGCGGCCTCGAGGAGCAGCTCGACCTCCGACCGCTCCCAGGCCTCGACGGGGGCGACCGGGACCCGGGCGGCCCGGACCCGGCGGGTCGGGGGATCACAGAATCCGTCCTCGGCGGCCGCCCGCCAGAGGGCGAGGATCTGGTTCCGTTTGCTCCGAACCGTCGACGCGGCGACCTGGCCGGAGTAGTCGCGGAGGAATTCCGAGACGCTCCGCTCGTCGAGCTGCTCGAGCGGCACGGCGGCGCCGGCCCATCTCTCGAAGGCGGCGGCGGCGATCTGATACTGGCGGAGAGTCTCGGGGCGAACGTCCCGAAGGAGCCCGTATTCGCGGGCATACTCCCCGAGCGTGGCAGGACCGGACCGACGGAACATTCGGCACCCCGTGCCCCCCTCGTTCGGCCGCCTGCCGGAGGGGGAAAAAATCGCGGAGCATCCATACCGCCGGCGACCGCGTCAAACACCCCGCAGGACCGGAACGGCCGGCATTCTGCGACTGGTTTCGGTTCCGTAGAGCATCGGTCTACGGAACCGAAGGTTGAAGGTTCGAGCCCTTCCGGGTGTATCGGCCGCAGGGAACCCTACGGGTCCTGTGGCCGGAAGGCAAACCGCGGCCGGCTGTTGAATCAGCCGGCCGCGGCGATACCCTCGGAGGCTATGCAAGTGGCAATTCGACTTCCGCCGAAACGGCGGCTCTGCGGGACCGACGAGGCCGCGACCGTCTACGGATGCACGGTCTCGCATATCCGCGGCATGGCGTGCCGCGGAGAGATCTGGTCGGAGAGGATCTCCGGTCGGGTCTACGTCTACGATGCCGACGAGATCGAGCGGCTCGCGAAGGAACGCGACAAACTGCGGGCCGCCGGCAAGCTCTGCGGCCGCCGCCCTCGCGGGCGAAAAGCCTCCTGAATTCTTCCCTTCTCGGGGCCGAATAAACAGGGGTTGACGAATTTGAGATCGGGAGAATACGATCCCGCCCGCAGTTGGGAGCCCCTGATGAAACGGATCACCTGGGAGTCGCTCGTGACTGCCCTCGCCCTGGTGAGGCTCGGCCAGGAACTGGGAACGGATTCGCAGGCGACACGGACGATCCGAGACCTGATCGACCTCGTCGTCGCGATTTTGAGATAAGGAGGATTCGCATGGACGCGAACACGGAACGGATGCCGGGAGACGCGGAGGCCTTCGCGGCCGCGGCGGGGATGACGGACCTCTACGGCCGTCGAATCGAGATCGGCTCGGAGATCACCTGGCGGCTCGACGAATGGCCGGTCGGGCGCTGCTCGAAGGATCGGGTCTGCGGCTGGCGGGCCGGACGAGTGATCGTCGACCACGGCGGCGAGCTGGTCGAGGTCGAGACGGATCAGATTCTCCCCTTCTGACTCACGGAGGACCCACGGATGGGCATCACGAGTAGACCGAGCGGCCGGCCGGCTGGGCACCGTTCCCTGATGGATGTCGACCACGCTCTCGCCCGGGACGGGCGGCTCGCCTGGCATAGGTGCCGGGCCTGCACGAGGCCGACCGTCGTCCTCGTCGAGATCCTGCACGAGTTGGAGTCGCTCGGGATCGCCTCTCGTTTTTCGGCCGTCGATCGGCTGCGGTGGCGGCAAGTGGCAGACGATGCCCTGCCCTACGCGATCGACGAGACCGGGGAGGTCTGGAAATGATCGGCTACTGGCTCATCGCCGCGACGGTCGTCTGGATGGTCGGGGTTTGCGCCCTGGTCGTTTGTGGACTGTCTTCGCACACGGAGGAGATCTACGGCACGGGATGCCGCGGATCAGGATGTCGGCCGGATGCCGGCCTCCAGGGATCGGGAACCCAGCCGCGGCCGGCGGAGCCGGCCTGCGGCGATACGGGATGGAGGGACTGAACGATGGGAGTTCTCAAAATCACGAGGGGCCGCCAGCCGGCCCCGGCTCGAGTGGTGATCTACGGCGTCGAGGGGATCGGGAAATCGACGCTGGCGGCGGCGTTCCCCGCGCCGCTCGTCCTCGACACGGAGGACGGGTCGCGGCATCTCGACTGCGCTCGGGTCGCGATCCCCGACTGGCAGACGCTACAGCTCGCGGTCGCGGAACTGGCGGTCGATCGCCAGGGGTTCGAGTCGATCGTCGTCGACTCGATCGACTGGGCCGAGCGGCTGCTGGTCGAGAAGGTCTGCCGGGCCGCGGGGAAGACGAGCGTCGAGGACTTCGGGTTCGGCAAAGGCTGGGTGATCGTCGCTGAGCATCTGGCGAAATTCCTCGACGGCCTCGACGGCCTGGTCGCGGCCGGATTGAACGTCGTCCTCGTGGGGCATTCGACCGTAAAGCGGGTGAGCCCGCCCGAATTACAGGACGGCTACGATCGGCACGAGCTGAAACTCTCGAAGCAGGCGACCGCCCTTGTCAAGGAGTGGTCTGACGCGCTGCTGTTCTGCACCTACAAAGCCTCGGTGATCGAGGGTAACGACGGACGGAAGAAGGCGATCGGCGGCCGCGAGCGGGTGATCCACGCGGAGCGGTCGGCGGCGTTCGACGCGAAGAACCGATTCGGCATGGCGGCCACGGTCCCGATGCAGATCGAGGCCCTCTCGCCTCTGTTCGGCCAGGCCCCTGCGCCGGTCAAGCCGGCGCCGGTCAAGCCGGCGCCGGCCGCGGCCCGGAAACGGAAGGCCACGCCGACGGTCGCGGAGATCGAGGCGGCGATCCGCGGGGCGACGAGCGTCGAGGCCCTCGGCCGGATGGGCGACCGGCTCGACGAGCTGGCCGGCGCGGGCGACCTGACCGCCCAGGATCGCGAGCAGCTTGAGGCCGTGATCGCGTGGCGGCACGACGAGATCGAGCCGGCCGCCCAGGAGGCCGCCTCGTGAGTTGGTGGGCCTTCTCGACGATGCGGGGCGACGGCCGGCCTCGGGACTGGCTCCGCTGGTCGGAGCTGCTCGAGGCCGTCCGGGCGGAGATCCCGGCCCTCGGCTGGAACGACGTCCGGGCGGCCCTGCGGGCCGGCCCGCCGGCGGAGCGGCGATACGGCCACAAGCGCTACAGGCCGGAACACATGGAGGCCGTCCGCGCGTATGCGGCGGCGAGAGGGTTCTACAGGAGGAACGGCTGATGGACTGGGACATCGACGAGCAGTTCGAGGCGGAGGCGCCGGCGGCGGATCGGACCTACGAAACGATCCCCGCGGGGACTTACGTCTTCACGATCAAGGGGGGCGCGGAGAAGGCCGACCGGACGGAGATCCGGCTCGCCCCCGAGGACCGGCGGTTCGGGTTCGTGTTCTGCCGGCTCTACCGCGGCCAGGACTGGGCGAAGCGGCTCGCCGCAGAGCTGCGGACGGCCCTGGGGATGTCGGCCGCCGAATGGGCCGAGGCGACCCCGGAAAGCATGGAGGGCCGGAAGGTCCGCGCCCGGGTCTGGCATCGCACGAAGGCCGGCGCGGTGTTCGTGAACGTCGGCAACTTTCTGCCGCTCGAGGAGGAGGCCCCGGCCGCGGCCCCGGCCCCGGCTGCGGCGAAGGCGGAGCGGGCGACCCGCGCCCGCCCGGCCGGCCCGGAGGACGACATCCCGTTCTAAGGATCCACGCGAGGCCGCTCCCGGCCGCAGGGGCTCACGCTCGAGCCCCAGGGAGAGCGCTGCCGGCGGTCGCGACGAAACACCGGCTGCCCGTGACGGGGTTTCATCTCTCCCCGGGCGCGGGCCGGACGCCCCACGAGACGGGGCAAACACACGGAGGGACGACGATCGTGGGAACGTACATCGAAGCGGACGCGGATCTGCCGCTCGTCGCGCTCTGCCGGCGGAGTGATCCGCCGACGTCCCGGGCCGCGGCGGCGCGGGCTCCGGTCCGCGGTCACCGGCTGCGGATCCTCGAGGCCCTGGAGGCCGGCCCGGCCGGCCAGACCGAGATCGCCGGCCGGTCCGGGCTCACGGTGGCGGCGGTCTCGAAGCGGCTCGCGGATCTGCGGCGCGACGGGCTCGTCGAATGGACCGGGCGCGAGGTCGCGGCGGGGGAGAACGAATACAGGAGAGCATCATGCCTGACCGCGTCCCTTACTCCGAGTACCTCGAGCAGCAGCGCCGCGCCGACCTGGCAGAGCGGAGAGCCCGGGACGCGGCGACCCGCGACCCGGACGTTGACCAGGCCCTGATCGTGTTCGCGTCTCACCGTGCGGCCGGCGGGACGACGAGCTGGGAACAGTTCCGCCGCGAGTGGATCCAGGCGAAGGGAGGAACGAATGGCCGGTGAGTGGGTTCCGTATGACGTCTGCCTGCCCCAGAAACCGGAGGTCCTCGAACTGGCCGACCGGACCGGGCTCTCGACCGACCAGATCGTCGGGCGGCTCGTCATGCTCTGGGGCTGGGCGAGCCTCAACAGTTCCGACGGGTCGGCCCGGGTGTCGATCCGGCTCCTCGGGAGGCTCTGCGGGGGCGACGAGGAGTTCTGGTACGCGGTGCAGGATGTCGGCTGGCTCGTGATCGACGCGGACAACGGAACGGTTTCGATCCCAGGGTGGGAACGAAGGTTCTCGAAATCCGCGAAATCCCGGGCTCTGGCGGCCGTCCGGCACGATGTCGACAAGGCCGGGGGCGCCACGCGCCCCGGTCGGGGGCGCAGCGCGCCCCCACGGGGGGCGCCGCGCGCCCCAGAGAGAAGAGATAGAGGAGATAGAATTTCTTCTTCTTCCCCGCGTGAGGCTGCGCCGCCGGAGCCCGGAGCCGGAGCCGGCCCGGCGGGGCCGGCGGGCTGGGAGACCCTGGCGAAGGCCTGGCGGGAGGGGACGGGCCGGGCCTGGAAACTCCCGACGCCCCCGGCGAAGGCCGGGGAGCGGCTGGACGAGGACGGATGGTTCGAGAAGGCCCTCGCGGCGATCCAAGACCTCCCCCGGTGCAAATTCTTCCGGGACCCGGTGACCCTGCCCCAGTTCCTCGACGAGGGGTTCGTCGACAAGATCCTCGGGGGTCAATTCGATAACCCGCGGACGGCCCCGCCGGGGGCCGGCGGCCGGCCGGCGGAGCCGGCGGCCCCGGCGCCGCTCTCGACCTGGTCGACCGACGAGATCGCGAAGTTCGAGGCGGTGAAGCGGCAAATGGCCGACCGGATCCGCCAGGAGGGCGCGGCATGACGACCCCCTGCTCGTTCCACGGATGCACCGAGCCGGCCCGCTGGACGCTTTGCGGCCGGCTGGTCCCTCAATGCCGGGTCCACATGCTCGACGCGATGCGCGCGACCGGGTTTACCGTGATGGCGGTCCGGATCCCGCTGGATCCGGAGCCCCAGGCCGACATCGTCCAGCGGCTGCGGCGGTGGACTCACGCGGCAACGGCGCCGCCGGCAAGCGACCTGATGGACGAGGCGGCAGACGAGATCGAGCGACTGCGGCGCGCAGGCTGTCCCGAGCGGGAACAGCCGGCGCGAAATGAGGGGGCCACGCCTGCGCATCGCCGCGAAACTGGCGGCGATAGTCCCGACCGGGCATGAGTAGCCATAACGTGAAGGATCAGGAGCGGCGAGGAGAAGACATGACCACACCGAATGACGCGGCCGAGCCGTCTCTTGCATCCGCTGGTTCTGTGGCGAACGGAGTATAGACATGAGTGATCGCACCCCCGTTGCGTATGCAGTGGTTCGCGTTGGCGAGCGTTTTCACCACCATGAGATATTTCGCTGCGAAGAGGACGCCGATGCTGTTGCGCGAATGCTGATTGCAGACACCAGAGCCGACTGGAGAGTGTGGCCTTTGGTCTACGGCAGGAAGCCAAAGGCGATTCAGTCGCAGGCTGTGCCGATACACCCTCGTATCCAAGATGCGATGGCAAAGGCGATCCGCGAGGCTCGCAAGTAGCCCACAGAACGGCTGCATTCAGCAGCCGCGAACAAAGGAGGATGATTCAATGAGCGACGTTGATGAGCGGTCTGATGCAATGCGTGGTTCTGTGGGTTTTCGTGAGTTTCAGCGCGACTGCCGTCTATGCGGGATAGACGGGGGCGACTCTCCGGCGGCACTTGCGGCATTCATGTACGGCATGCGATTCCAAAACAATGATCCTGATGTGGACGCGATGCTAGACGATATTGGCGCATGCCTGGCGCAGATAGACCCGTTCAGTGACAAATGCCTTGTCGCGATGAACACACCAGAGCGAAGGAAAGCGCATAAGGCGCTATCACAGTTGAGGCAATCGCTTGCCGACTAGCCACAGAACCACATTTATACGGCCCGGTATAACCCGCCCCCTGCCGTATAACGCGACGCAAAATCGACGCCAGGCTGCGGCGTGACGGCGGACGCCGGCGTTATGCGGAGCCGCCTATCACGCCTCCGTCGAGCGTCACGGGGAGGTCTGATAGCATGCCTGGCCGACGGCCGGTTCCGTTGACTCACGATCCCGATCGGGTCTGATCGCCTGGGCATGGATGCACAGGCGCTCACGTTCGAGGTCGCCGGAGACCCGGTCCCCCAGCCCCGCGCGCGGGCCGGGGCCGGCGGGCGATTCTTCACGCCCGGGAAGCGGATCCGGGTCTACAAACAGGCGATCGCGATCCGCGCGGCCCTCGAGGCGAAGGCGAAGCGCTGGCAGCGGGCCGAGGGGCCGGTCTGCGCCGAGTACCTGTTCGTCTTCGCGCGGCCGCCGTCTCACTGGACGAGGGCCGGCGCGCTGGCGACGAAGGCGCCGGCCTTCCCCGGCCAGAACTGCGGAGACATCGACAACCTCGAGAAGGCCGTCGCGGATGCCCTGACGGCCTCGGGGGTGATCTGGGGCGATGATGCCCAGATCTGCCGCAGCGCGGCCCTGAAACGCTACGCGATCCACGGCGAGGGGCCGCGGACGATCGTCACGGTCCGGAGGTTCTGACCGTGGGCGGAGCCGGCGGCGGGTCCGAGCGGCGATACCTGACCACGGCCCAGGAGCGGGCGATCCGCGCCGCCCTGGCCTCCGGCCTGACCCAGCGCGAGGCGGCCGACGCGGCCGGGATCTCCTACGCGCGGCTCCTCTGCCGGCTCCAGGACCAGCTCGCGGACCTGAAGACCGGCCGCGGCTGGGGCCGGAAGCGCCGGACCGACGACCCGACGGACGCCGAAATCGCCTGGCGGATCGCGGAGGTTCAGGCCGGATGGACCGAGGAGACGCGCCGCGAGAAGTGGAACCCGACCTGGCGACCGTCGCCAGACTTTGCCGACCCGGCAGACGGGGGATAATCGCAGGCTATGCCGCTCACCGACACGCTACCGGGCTCGCTCTCGCTCGCGTTCCGCCGCGGGGACGAGTTCTCGACGCTCATCGACTTCTCCATCGCGACGACCTCCTACACCTGGTCGGCCGCGATCTACTCCGTCGTCACCGGGACGACGATCGCGACCCCGACGGTCTCGGTCGTGAGCGCGGCGAACGGCCAAGTGAACGTCGCTCTCTCCGAGATCCAGACGTCCGCGCTCGCGGCCGGGACCTACGGCTGGAGGCTCGCCTGGACCGCCCCCGGCGATTCGATCAGGACCGTCCTCCAGGGGACCGTCGAGGTCTACAACTGATGCCGATCAACGTCACCGCGATCGACCAGGATGTCTCCGTCGGGGTCTCCGGCGGGCAAGGCCCAGCCGGGCCGCAGGGACCGGCCGGCGCGGCCGGACCGGCAGGAGCGGCCGGGGCGACAGGCCCGCAGGGTCCCCAGGGACCGGCCGGCCCAGCCGGGGCCGCGGGTGCCACGGGAGCGACCGGCGCCACGGGTGCGGCGGGAGCAACAGGCCCAGCAGGCGCTACCGGCCCGCAGGGCGATCCCGGCGTCGTCTCGGCCACGGCTCCGGTCACCTACGCCGCGCAGACGGTCGGCCTCTCGGTCGGGGCTGGGCTCACGACCTCGAGCGGCGCCCTGGTGCCAAACTTCGGCTCGGCCGCTGGCACGGTCTGCCAGGGGAACGACGCCCGGCTCTCCGACTCGCGGACGCCGACCACGCACACTCACGCGGCGAGCGACATCGCGACCGGCACGATCGCGACGGCGCGGCTCGGGAGCGGGACGGCTTCGGCCTCGACGTTCCTGCGCGGCGACCAGACCTACGCCGCGCCTCCGGTGACGAGCGTCGACGGGGCGACTGGGGCCGTGACGATCACCAAGGCTACCGTCTTCGAGTTCACAAGGACGAGTGCCCCGTCCGGGGCTACTGGGAGCGCTGCCAGCGGCTACACGTTCACGATTCCGGCCGCGGTGAAAACCGTTTCGCTGGTGGTCGTCGGAAGCGGAGGCGGCGGCGGGTCGGGTCGTCGCGGCGCCGCTGGGTCCGTTCGCGGAGGCGGCGGCGGCGGCGGGTCGGGCGAAGTGAAAACAATGACGATCAGCGTCACAGACCTTCCATCGACGACGCTATGGATCAGCGTATCGCCTGGCGGCGCGGGCGGCGCTGCCGTCACTGCGGACGACACGAACGGCAGTGCGGGCACCTACAACAACTACACATTCATACGCTCTGGCAACAGCTCCGGCCCCGTCGTGCTAATGGCAACACCCGGAAACGGTGGAGGCGCCGGCACTACCAGCGGCGGAAGTGGCGCCGCAGGGTCGAACGAAAACACCGGCCCCGGCCAGTGCAACCTCGGCGGAGCCGGCGGGTCATCTGCATCGCCACCCACAGGGGCGATGAACTCCACCAACTTTGCCCAAGGAGGTTGTTCCGCTGGCGGCGGCGGCGGCGGTGTCAACTCTTCCAACACTGCGGGGGCGGGCGGAAACGTCCGGCTTCGCGGTGGCGACAATTTCAATATCCCGGACCTCGCAGGCGGCACGGCCGGAGGGGGGGCTGGAACGGCTGGCGTGGCCTATCTCGCCTATGGAGGCATTTGCGGCCAAGGCGGCGGCGGCGGCGGCGGCAACTCTGCCGGCGCGGGAGGCGCCGGAGGCAACGGCGCGTTCCCCGGCGGCGGCGGCGGCGGCGGCGGCGCAAGTGTCAACGGATCGCCGTCTGGTGCCGGCGGAAACGGCGGCAACGGTCTAGTGCGAATCATCGCGTGGAGCTGACCGTGGGAATCAACGCCGCCTCCTTCGCGATCGTCAACACGGCCGGCCGCGTCGTGACGTTCGTCCGTCCAGACGTTCCCGAAGGCTGGTCTCCGCCCGACGGATGCACGGCCGTTCCGGCCGACCAACTGCCGGCCGGCTGGCAGTATGCCGCCGACGATTCGCCGGTCCCCGCCACGATCTCCGCCAGGCAAGCCCGCCTCTGGCTGATCCGTCACGGGATCACGCTCGCCCAGGTCGATGCCGTGATCGCGTCGATCCCCGACGCAATCACCCGCGAGAGCGTCCGCGTCGAATGGGAGTACGGGACGGACGTCAACCGAAGCAGCGCGTGGCTTGCCGCCCTCGGGCCGGCTCTCGGCCTCGACGCCTCGACCCTCGACACCGCGTTTCGCGAG